TTGCTGTTCCCTGTCCTTGTGCGCTTGCGTATACTCTTGTGGCATCCGCATTAGCCGCAGCAGAAGCAGGGACAAAAACAATCACGCTGTCTGGGCCTATCCTCCTGTCTGTCAAAGTGGTAGTAACTGCCGCACCAACAGCTAAAGTAATTGAGCCTGTGTTATTGGTCTTTCCGTCCATGATATTACGGACGACTTCAGCCACAACCCTCTGGTCACCACCAAAAGCAGGTAGGCTTCTAAACATCAGCGAACCCCTTGTGGAGTTACATCCACATCCACAGAGATAGCGTTATTCCAGTTAGCACCTGTAGGGGTCACTTTTAGTCTGTGATACCTACCTGCGCTTCTAAGCGATACCCTATTTTCTGTACTAGCCGCCACCGCAGTATTAAAACTTACGCCTTGGTTTAAAAGGGTACGAGAGGCAATCGCCACAGTCGCAGAGCCATTGTCAACAATAGGTCTAGCTAGGGTTACTACTGAGTTAGCACCAATGTCTAAGTCGCCAGTAGAAATTACGGCTGTTTGGTTAACACCTGTAAAACTCATCACTCTAGTAGCTAAAGTACCGCCTAAGAAATACTTACCACCAATATATAAAGGCGAATCTAAACTTGTGGTTAAGGCATCAATAGAAGCAGAAAGACTGTCCAATTGCTCAAGCGTTACAGTTGCTGTAGAGGCTTCAGACAAGAAATCAGTACCCGCATCACCATAAGTCCATTTTTGAGTCTTAAAGTTATAAATTAACAGATTGCGAGTTCCATTAACAGATTTGTAATTCCAGATTACAAGTTTACGAATTGGGTCAACCGCAGCAGACATAGTTCCGTAATCAGATTCTGAAGCGTCTTGTAAAAAGAATCTATCTACTTTTTCTGCACCAATTGTCGTGACGTTTTGTCCATCACACATATAGAAACCATCGTCTGACAAGAAGAATGTAATGCCTTGGTACTGAGCAATTGAACCAGAAACCATACATCCCTTGTTACGAGAGATATTGTCAAACTGGAATATAAACGGAGTACCTACATAGGTCATTCGGTGAATGGCTCGCTCTAAAAAGACAAGACCAAACTCACCACCACGGATTCCTACAATCTGTCCACCATCAGGAATATCTTGATAGTCTGATTGAGTGGTTACATCCTCAGTCCAATCTGTTTCGTTATTTAATGCTGACCAACGAACACGATACTGTTGTTGTGTAGTTTCTAGCGTATTTGCACAAACAACAAAGTCACGCACCACAGTAATGAACTTAGCAATGGGCGCAGTAGCTGACAAATCAGCAAATGATGTAGAAGTTCCTAATGTCCATGCTTGTAACTTATCAGCATTATTTGTAGTGATTACAGTCTTACCAAACTGAGTAAAACGAACTCTGTCGTTAGCACCAGTTGTCATTCCTGTTTTAACTTGAGTAATAGCACCTACTCCAGTAACTGTATAAATCTTAGATGCGCCAGCAGCAAATAGTTCAGTATCACCATTAGGCTTTTTGGCAGCATACAAAGAAGTTAAGTTTTCAGCAGCATTACTTGTGGAGAAGGTTACAGGAGTAGGAAATGGGCCATAACCAATAGCTTGAGAAACCACGTTCTTAGCATCAGTCAAAGCACCTGACACGCTAGGTTGGTCAGGCATCCACTCACCAAAAGTTAGTTTTGTCGTAGCCATGTATTACTTCCTTGCGTCTGAATTGTCCATGTATTATCGTTAGCTGATACTGGAGTCCATGTGTTTGAATCACTTGGAACTGTAGTCCAAGTATTGCTATCGGTAGAAACTGGTGTCCAAGTGTTATTGTCTTGTGGTACTGGAGTCCAGTTATCGCCCAAGATAACACCATAAGCCGTAATTGTAGCTAGACCTGATACCGAGGCTACCCCTGCATAAATTGCAGATGCACTAGCAATAACATCAGCATTTGCTTCTATGTTGGCAACTGCGCCAACAACTAAACCACCATTAGCAGTTACTGTTGCATTTCCATCAATTGCACCACTTGCTAGTTGTACCCTGATAGCATCAGCAACTACAGTCGCATTGGAAGTTATTGAGGCTACTGCATTTGCTACGATTCCACCAAGGGCAGTTACATCCGCATTTGCTGTGATAGAACCACTTGCAGTCTGTATGCGAATAGCATCAGCCACCACATCAGCGTTAGCAGTAATACTTCCACTAGCTAACTGAATTCTTATTGCGTCAGCAGTTACAGTAGCATTTGCATCAATAGAACCAGAAACAAACTGAATTCTAGTCGCATCAGCTACACAACTAGCAGAACAAGTAACGCTTGCACTTGCGCTTTGTATTCTTGTGCCATCTGCCACAAAAGTCGCTGTACCATCTACCGCCCCACTACCACTCTGAATCCTCGTGCCATCTGCTGTAACGCTTGCAGACGCAGTTACAGACCCATAGGCATCCCACAGGGTTACAGAAGTTGTGTAGAGTGAACTATCGAGTGTGAGTGTTAAGTCATCAATGCTAGACTTTAAACTGTCTAGCGAGTCAATTGTCCACGGAGGCAGTAAGTCAGCCATCTCACGCTAGAGTAACGCTCAATGAACCAGAAGCAACACGGAACACATCGCCAGTTGCAATGGTCTTAGAAGTGTCTAGTGGTGTGTGGTACAGCAGGTTACCTACTGTCAAAGCATCACGAATCCCAATGTGTGTGATTGTTCCCCACGCACCGCCAGCTTGAGGAAAATCTATCACAGCAGAGTTTGTTGAAACACCATTAGAAGGCGCACCAAAAGTTACAGACTGACGAGCATAGCTAGTACCAGAACACTCAGTTCCAGTATCAGCATCTGTTGGGTCAGTTGTATAAAGTGCCAAATACACAGTCGTTGGCGCTGTGTAGCTAGTTGCTCTCAACGTAACATTGATAAGAGCATTTTCTAAGTAGTTGGACATTTCAGCCATATTTTCACCTTGCAGTTAATTTCATTGCTAACGGAACACCAGAATACTGACCTTCTTCGTCAGACTTGATGAGTGAGGAGATTGCTCTGTCGTACATAGAACCCCATGTATTGATTCGAGCATCGTTCATTAGATACGGCTCTGCTTCAACTAATGCGCCATATAACAAACCATCAGGTGCAGAAGTTAAAAATACGTTTGTTGTATTACTTGCAGACAAATATGCTGGCGCAGCAAAGTACAACATTTTTACTGTATAGACTGCATCAGGAATAGGAGATAACTGAAACTCGCTTGCCAAGATTGTGTAAGACCTAGGAACACCTACCCACAATGCTTTGGGGTCATTAGACAAAGCTGAAGGGCTGGAGTAACTTAGTGGAGTTATTGGGTTTGTCATCACCACAAAATCACGCACTTGTAAGAAGTCACTAGGCAACTCAACAGTTGAGTCATCCTTAACAGTTGCAGTCGTTACAGACTTTAACATTTGACGAATACGCAGTTCTCTACGCAAACGATTCTCAGCCAAAGTAATGAAGTCTGGGATAACGCTAGTCAGGTCAGACCGAGCCAAATAATTGGCTATTGAAGTCTGTAAATCAGAGTAGGTAGCAAAACTCATACAACTCCTGTCCGAGTTCTAAAAACTCTGTTATTGCGTTCGTTTAGCCATGCTTTAAAACGCTTGTCATCAAGCACAGCAAAGCCACGCATAATTCCTTGCTTATTTAGTTCATCAATCACAGTCATTGGAATTGAGGCTATCTTATTGCCAAACAACTCATCTGACCATTTAGCACGTTCATCAAAGGAGTTATATTCCTTTTTGTTCTGCTCAATGATGCCAGTTACATCCTGACGAGTTTCAATGACAATCCCGCCATTGCCATCAGAATGGACTACAGAATCTCTAAATTTAACAGGGTTTTGCATACACTAATTCTATCAGTTTTGCTAGAAAAAGAAATGCCCCAGAGGATTAGTCTGAGGCATTTTGAGAGTCACCTAACTATTAGGTCAAGTCAGCAATAATGCCGTGTGCAGCTTCGTTACGAACTTCCAATGTGAACTCAGCCAACAGTTGTGTAGATTCGTTGTCACCAGTAACAGCCAACTCATTGGTTGTAAAGGGACGCAGATAAGCTACAGCAGCCATGTCAGGGTCAAGCAAGAACGCAACATCGTCAGCAGAGTTAGTGCTGTTCATGAACCTCGAGGGAACCACGCTCAGAGTACCGAAATCTGACAAATAAACATCTGCCGCCCCGATGATAGTCGTAGGCGCATTTGTTGGGGCCATGTAACGCTGTGCAGCAATACCAGCAAAGCCTGAGACTACTTGCTTGTGAGCAGGTGTAACCATCAAGATTTTAGGATTGCCACCTGCGGTATAAACGCTCTTAACAACAGATTGCAAGATTGCTTCTGTGAAAGTGCGGTTAGTACCATTAGTACGAGCAGTAGTGCCAGATGCGCCAGCAACGCCAGAAGTACCACCAGAGTAGCTAGTAGCCAACCATGCTTGCAAACCACCCAAAGCACGAGCAGTAGATGAGTTACCATTGGTAGCAACTTGGTTACTGAGCAATGTCAATTCCATATCACGCTTGATTTCAGCAGATGATTTAGCCAAGTTATAAGCCTTTTCAGACTTACGACCAGCTTTATCTACAGCTTGCAAGGTGTTAGAAATCTTGATTGTC